ATTAGATAAACATAGCTTATTATTAACTGATAATTGGGCTCAATTATATAATAAAAAAAATAGTCACGGTGTTCACACTCACGGAGGGTCCGTTTATTCAGGGATATTTTATATACAAGGATCAAGTCCTACTATATTTTATGATAGAGATTATGAAAGCTACGTTAAAAAATTTATAAAAAATGAATTACTTTTATTTCCTTCGTGGATTCCTCATGAAGTAAAACCTTTAGAAATTGATGAACAAAGATTAATAATATCTTTTAATACTATGAAGTGTAAGAAGTAGGCCTTGGACCTTTTTCAGATTCATCTCTTGGATCAGCATCCCAATCGCCTTGCAGTTTTTCTAAATGAGCTGCATCCCATTTACTAGAAAATTGACTTATGTCTCCTAAATTTGCATCTGCATAACTTGTGTGTGGAGTTTCATCTCTGTATTCTACTTCGTCAGTAGTTACTGATGTGCCATGTTGAATAGCCCAAATGTTTGAAAATTTTTCTTGGTTCCAAAAAGAATCATCTCCGATTCTATAACCTACACCTTCATTAGGAGCAGCTCCCTCTGCAAAATTTTTAATTATAGCTTTGTCTTCGAATATTATTGTCCAGTTTGCATTTGTTGCCATTTTCTTTCTCCTATGTTTTTATAATATAAATTAACGTTAAGTAAGGTTGTAATACTGAGTTTGATCCTCCAGTAAAGTTACTTGAAGTTGAGCTTGAAGCGTTACCACTACCACTAAATGTTGCACTCATGTTGTGAGAGTGACCTTGACCTGATCCAGTGTTTGCAATAGTAAATTGTGAGTTTGAGTTATTACTTACTCTAGTATTTCCAATAATTGCTGCAGGGTCAAAAGTACCACCAGCTTGACTAGGGTTATAGTTGTGATTGTGAGAAGCAAGTTGTCCAGTAGATAAAGAAGCATTTCCTGTTGAACCTCCAACGTTACCTGAAACGTTGATGTTTGTATTTGTATTACTAGACACGTTACCAGAGTTAGATACAGTATTAGCTCCTCCAGTGGATGCTAAAGCTTTAGTTCCTGATTTACCTACAACAACTTCGTCTTGTAAATCTGGTACGTTAAAAGTAGATGATCCATTACCTGCTCCATAAGTTGTTCCTATCACTGCAAATAAAGCTGCGTAAGTTGATCTTGAAACAGCTGAACCGTCACATTCTAAAAAACCTGTTGCTACACTTGATTTTGTCCAAGGAACTACTGTTCCTGTTGGGATACCACCTACAAGAAGTGATCCCGCATTGATCATTTCTGTTCCGCCTGAAAATAGTGCCATTATGAGTCTCCTTTTACCTTGGATAAATTAATTTTAAATTTTTCTCCAGATATATTATTAATCATAAATATATCATTTTCGCCTTCTTGTAAAGTCCAATTGCCTTTAGTTCCGTCTACTACATTACCTTTTTCTTTAAACTTATTAGTAAGATGTAAGTCACCTGTATATATGTCTCTAAAAACATTTCCAGAGGCCCCTAAATCATAAGTATCATTAGCACCAGGTAATATATGTCCTGAAACTCTTAAAGCTCCTGTTGAACTTAAAGACTCTAATATAGATGTTCCATCAGAATATAATATTTTTTTACCTTTGTCTGCTGCGTCCCACGTAACACCTGATCCTGAAGCTGTTTTTAAAGTTACAGTGTGAGCTCCTGAAGTTGCATTTTCTACAACGTAAGTTTTTTCAATTGAATTTGGAATTGTAACATTAACATTTGTAGTAATAGTTCCTGTTAATTTTATAACTTTATTTTTACCATTAGATACAACACCATTTGAAAAAACTAAACTTGCACCTGTTGTTGCATTTAATGCAACAGATTCAAAACCACCAATTGCTTGTTCTAAAATTAAAAGATTAGTGTTAGTTATTTGTCCCCAAGTTCCTGAATTTTCTCCTGTTGCTTGTACTGTAAGTTTTAAATTATCTGATGTCGAATTTGCCATAGTTTTACTTTATTGTATTTTTAATCAAAATCAAGCTACTTCTTGCCAACCAGGAGGGTTAATAGGAGCATTGCCTCTAGAAACTTCACTCCATATTGTTAAATTAGTATCAGTTCCTTGAGTTATAGTCATAGGTATTCCTGTTAGTACGGCTAATGAATCTGGTGCTGTTGAAGTTCCTTCTTGCATAGTCATTGCTTGACCAGTTAAATCTACCAAAGTATTAGCATCTAAAACAGCTGTGCCAAGAGCAGCTGTCATAGCAAAACCTGTTTCAATAACGTTAGCATCTCCGGCAACTGTTGGAGCATTTTCTTGCATAGTCATTGCAATACCTGTAGCTGAAACATTTGCATTAGCAAAAGTAACAAGGCTTCCTAAGTTTATATTAAATCCAATTCCTGTTACATCCTCTGTTGTTACATCAGTAAATCCTTGAGCAGTTCCTAAAACTAAAGGTGTTGAAAACCCTGTAATTGAAACATTTACATCAGCAACAGCTCCGGGAGTATTTTCCTGCATTGTTAATGGGAATCCTGTTAGAGGAACAAGAGCATCTGCTGTAATTTCTGTAACATTACCGAGGGACATAGGAAGAGGGAATGTTCCCACAATACCACCTGTCGTAGCTTCAACTGTTACGTTTACTCCATCAATAGTGTTAGAGCTCAGGGTAGCAAAAGGTGCTTCACCAAATGCATTTAATGTATCTTCTTGAGGTGTTATGTTTGCAACAGTTAAATCAAAACCTGTTACAGGAACATCAGAGTTACCAATTGATTCAGTTGTAGTTCCTAAAGTATTAGTTAAAGCTTGTCCTGTTACGTCTATAAAAGCTCCTGCAACAGGAACAAGAGTACCTGTTGTACCAACCATTGGTTGACCTGATACAGATACGTTAGCATTTCCTTTAATTACACTAAGTGAATTTTCTTGTGCGGTTAATGCAATACCAGATGGATATGCAATTACGCTTGAAGCATCAGCACTAAAAGGTGCCTCTGAATATGCGGTAACTCCCAAAGCCATGGAATTACATCTCTTCTAATTTAAATCTGTATTTCTTACCCGACTTATTATTTAAAATATATAAACTTTCTGCACCCTCTTGAATAGTCCAATTACCTTTTGTGCCATCAACAGCGTTACCTTCTTCTTTTGATTCGTTAGTTAAGTGTAAGTCTCCAGTGTATATGTCTCTCCACACATTACCTGAGGCACCTAAATCAAATGTATCGTTAGTTCCTGGAACTACATTACCTGTAACAGTTAAAGTAGAACCATCAAAAGTTAAATTAGCTTCACCATTTAAACTATCTGCATCGGAATAAGTTGCTATTCTATTATTTGCTCCATTTGCAGTAGATGTAATTGCTGCTGCTGCAATAGTTTGAAAAGATGGTTGTGCCCCAGCTCCTGCTGAAGTTAAAACTTGTCCTGAATTTCCTGTGGCTATTGCAACTGGATTTCCTGAAGCGTCATAAGAAATAATATTTCCATCTGTACCGGATGCCATTTTGGCTAATGAAACAGCATTGTCAGCAATCTGGGCTGTATCTATAGCATCATCTGCCATCAAAGCATTTGTAATTTGATCATTTGCAATGTGTGCTGTGTCTATTGAACCGTCAACATATTGATTACTGTCGACACTGTTCGCTGCCATTTTAGCAAGCGTCACATTAGAATCAGCTATCTTAGCTGTTGTCACATTGGAATCAGTTATTTTGGCTGTTGTTACTGCATTGTCTTGTAATTCTGCTGTCGCTACTCCCGAATCTTTAATTGTTATTGCACCAGAACTAGCGGCAAAGTTGTCTGAGCTAAATGAAGCGGCTCCTTTGGCAGACGTAGAGGCATCTGCTAAATTAATAGTAACATCTCCTGATGTTCCACCGCCTGTTAAATTTGTACCTGCTGTAACACCTGTAATATCTCCAACTGTAGGTGTTTGGAAAGTTGGAGGTGCCCCTGCACCTGCTGAAGTTAAAACTTGACCGGAAGTTCCTGTTGCAACTGCTACAGGATTTCCTGAAGCATCGTAGGAAATAATGTTTCCATCTGTGCCTGGTGCCATTTTACCTAAAGTAATTGCATCGTCTGCTACTTTAGCAGTCGTAACATTTCCATCTACAATAGAAGCAGTTACCACAGCGTCTGCTGCAAGTTGATCTGCACCAACAGCATCGTCTGCAATTTTAGCTTGAGTTACTGCATCGTTTTGAATTTCTGCTGTGGCTACTCCTAAATCTTTAATTGTTATTGCTCCAGAACTAGCAGCAAAGTTATCTGAACTAAATGATGCTGCTCCTTTAGCAGATGTAGAAGCATCAGCTAAATTTATTGTAACATCTCCGGAAGATCCGCCACCTGTTAAATTAGTTCCAGCTGTAACTGCTGTAATATCTCCAACTGTAGGTGTTTGAAAAGTAACAGCACCTGATCCGTCAGTTGTTAAAACTTGAGAAGCAGATCCGTCTGATGTAGGCAATGTGTAAGCTGAAAGACCAAAGTTTGATCCGTCACCTTGAATAATTTTTCCTGCTGTTGTTGCTAATCCTGCAACGTCTTGTAGTTGAGCATCTAGTCTTGCGTTTGCAACAGTGCCACTTGCTAATGCTGTTGCATTTAAATTTGTTAAATTACTTCCATTGTTTGCAACAATGTTTCCACTAGCATCTAGTATAACGGATTTAGATGCAGGTAAAGTACAGAAAACATCTTTAGTACCCGCAGGTAAGGTTACTGCAGAGTCACTATTAGATGAAGATATGATAGTAGTTCTAGCCAAAGTACCGGCTGCTACTGTTCCTAATCCTACTTCAAATGCGCCATTTTGAGCTACGATTGCATAGTAAGTTGTATTACCATTTCCAATCGCAGATGAAAATGTTTCAAAACCTGTTACTGCTCCTGCAAGAGTAAGTGTGCCCGTACCTGTAGTGGTAGAGGTTTCTTTTACTCTATCATTTACGACTAATGCCATTTATTTCTCCTTAACCAGATATTCTTAATATAGCTGCTGCTGTAGTAAACGCTGGAAACTGAATTGTAAAAGTTCCTGATGTAGCTGTTTTATCTGCTCCAAAATCTAAAACACAAACTGTAGCATTAGTGACTGCTGAAGATGTGTTGTAGATCATAGCACCTCTAGCTGTCAACGTAACACCTGTAAAAGATAGATCTGCAAAGTCAACAATTGCAACACCTGATGCAATTGAAGTATTTTGACCTGTCAGAGCTCCACCACCAGATGCGTAAGTACCTGTATTTGCAACTTCATTTGTAGTTATAAATGCAGTAGTTGATGAATTTAGAGTTGCTGAAGAAGTATAAAGAGCTAGCTTAAACTTATCACCACCAGATGATTTAAAATTTTGATCACCTTCTAGTAATTGTTTTTTAAAAGCGTTTGCAATTGCTTGTGTTATAGCCATAGTTTTCTCCTTACTGTTTTCCTATTCGAGGAACACCTGCTTGGTATTCATCTCGTCTTCGTCTTCCCATTTGTTCGATTGAGAAGCCTTCTGTCACTTGTTTATACTTTCCTTCGTATAATTGCAAGAGATCTTGTGGGCCTTTTAAAAAACCATAGGCCTCGACTAGGCATGCATATAAAAGTCCGTTGGGAAAATTCTGACTTATATATGTTGTAGTATTTGTACTAGATAATCCCGGCTCTTTCAAGATATAATTTAATTGAATTGTGTAAGTAGCATCAGGTGTAGGTGCAACTACGATTGTGCTTTCGTCCCATAGACTGTAATATTTTGGTACTCCTGTATCTTCTGTAGGATTAAATTCGGACATAAAACTAGTATCTCTATATTGTAAAAAATCTCTGTTGTTAGGTTGAGAACTTCCTTTAGAATCAACTATTTGTGCAGATCTTACAATTAACAAACCTGCTGGTCTTCCAATAAATCTATCATTAACAATTAAATTAGCTGTGTCGTATCTTCTATTACTATCAGAATCAACATCTCTAAGAATTCTAAATTCTGCATTTTCTATAAATCCATCTACAATAGTTGAAGTTAAAACATTTGCATCAACTTCTGTATAATCTCTAATTTTTTGTATTAATTCTGTGTATGTCATGCTCTATCATTAACAGGTCCAGCTAAACATTGAAACCCGCCTCCTGTTTCCGTGCTACTTGCAGCACTAATTAAATTAAAAGTAAAACTATTAAATTCAGTAATAGTTGAAGGTTGTCCCGCTTGTGTTACTATTGTTGGAACCATTGTTACTGCGTAAGCACCGTAAACTTTTGCTCCTGTTAAATGTTCACCTGCGGGTGTGTTTTTGGGAGTCTGTCCTCTGAAAGGAGCAGCTGTTCCTCGAACACAATTTGATAAAACGTTTGCTGAATTACCGTTATAAAAAATAGTTTCTGTTTCAAATAATCCAGATGTTATATTTACTTTTTCAATTGCAATATATCCTTGACTAGGAAAAGCAGAAGAATCTGTTAAAGTAATTGAAGTATCGGTTGCAGTAATTTTTCCATTTAAAGTAGTCTCTAGTTGTAATGTAGAAATTGCAACTCCACCTACAGGAGTTTTAACATCATAAAATCTTATAAAATCTCCATTTTTATAACCACTAAGAGGAAAACTTACAGATACTTGAGTAGATGCAGCTGTTGTTGTAAAAGGATTTTTTGGTAAAAAATCTGTTGTTGGAAATTCTGTTCTTGCTGGTCTTGGATGTGATAGACCTTGTGGGTCAGCAGTATAAGGCTTAGGTTCTAACTGAGGTTGTTTAGCTTCATATTCAGAAGTATGAACTCTTGCACCATTCCATTCTTTAACCATTTCTCTGTATGGAAAAGCTAGACCTGATCGATCTGAAATAAATAATGCGTATCTTCCTTTTGCTGTATTTCCCATAATTATATACTCGGATAATAAGTTCGAGGTGAAATGTAAACGCTAGCAGAAGAACCATCTTCTTCTAGAGCTCTAGCCAATTCATCCTCATAAATTAATTTTGTTTCTTGTATTCTTGGTTGCGCATATTTCATTGATAAATAATAAGTTAAACCTGCAACCATGCAAGGCACAAATCTATAAGGAACATCTGTTGCATTAGTATATGCACCTGCATCTTGAATTCTTTTTTCATAATAAAAATTTATAACATCGTTATTTTGACTAGCACCGGGTGTTAAATAAATAGTTATTAAAATATGATCAACAAATCTTTGAACAAAATATTGTGAAGGTTGTCCTGTAGCAGTTTTATTAGATAATGCTTGATATTGTGATCTATTTATTTTTTCTAAAGGAGAGTCTACATTAGAAGAATTTCTATAGGACATTTCTAAAATTTCTGTAGCTTGGTTTACAAAATTAGTAACAGTAGCTCCACTTAAATGAGTGGCTGCTGTAGTTCCATTAACTCCACGCGTTACTCCAGTAAGTTCTAAATCACTAAATCCAGTATAAGAAATATTTTCTGAATTTACATTAATAGTTCCTGTAGTAGGCATATTAGTTATAGACGCTAAGGTAATTCCTGTAGTGGCCGTTGTAGAAGTAATTGCAGAGGACAATGTAGAT